TTGAAAAAACTCGCTGCTGAGTTCGGTAAACTTAATAGGAATACCAAAAAGAGTAGCGAGAGTTTAGAAAAAATTTCTAAAAATACTAGAAGGTTAGATAAAACTTTAAAGCAAACTTCTTTCGGTATCAATAGACTCAAAAATGCTTTTAGTGCTTTGATCGCTACTTTTAGTATTAGAGAATTCACTCAAGCTGCTGACCAGTTTCAATTAATTCAAGATAGAATTAAAGTGTTTACAGGTTCTAGTGAAATTGCTGCGAAAACTTTCAAGAGTATACAATCAGCAGCAGAAGAAACCAGAACATCTGTAGGTTCCCTTGGTGAAATTTACAATAGAGTGGCCTTATCAACTAGAGAATTAGGGTTATCTAGTGAACAGATTGTAGCTACTACAGCAGCTTTACAACAAACTTTTAGGTTATCTGGTGCCACAATCCAAGAAGCAACTGCGAGTACGATTCAGCTTACTCAAGGTTTGTCAGCAGGGGCATTAAGAGGTCAAGAACTCAGATCGGTTTTAGAATCTAACGCTGTTCTTGCTAATCTTTTATCTAGTGAATTTAACGTTACGACTGGTCAATTGATTAAGTTTGCTGAAACAGGTCAAATCACTTCAGCTAGAGTGTTGAGAACATTGGCGAGGGCCTTCAGAAGATTAAACAGTGATGCAGCAGATTTGCGAATTACTTTTGAGCAAGCAGCAACGCTAGGTTTAGATAAACTAAGGCAAAAGATAGATGAGTTGAACAAACGATTTAACTTATCTTCAAATTTCTTTAAAGGTATTAAATTTTTATCTGAGAACTTAGAAGAAGTATTTGGTTTAATCACAGCTTTTGTAGCGGCTGGTACAATATCTAAATTAACAACTCAGTTGGGTACATTAGCTTCCGTAGGTGTATTAGGTACATTAGCTTCTTCACCTGTACTTATTGCCACATTGGTTACAGGTTTTACAGCTTTGGCCGTTTCTATAAAACGAGCTACAGATGAAGCAAAAGGACCGAGGAAAATAACTGAAGAGTTAGATAAACTTAAAAAAACCTTAGAAGATTTAAAGTTTGAATTAGCTAGACCTTTAACTACAAGTGATCTTTTAGGTAAAACAGCTAAGAACGTAAACTTAATAAAGAAAAATATTGAAGAGACTAACAAAGAGATAGCGAGACTTGAAGCTTTACAAGCTAAAGGTGTTAAAACTATAGGTGGAAATACCAAGGAAATAATTGATCAAGCAGATGCGTTAGATAAACTCGCTGATGAATTAGATAAATATAACCTGACAGCAGATAGAGCACCTAACCTGCAAGCAAGATTCAACAGGCAGTTTTCTAAAGGTAGGGCCACAATTCAAGTTTATCAAGAGGCGTTAAATACTGTTAGTTTCGATAAGCTTCAACAAGATTTTAAAAACGGTAAAGTTACTTTAGATCAATTCAGATCGAGTTTATTACAAGTATCCAATGACATCGAAGGACTTAACCCGATAGCCCTTGGTGTTGAAGATGGACTAGTACAAGTTGCTAGAAACGCAGGTAACGTAGCTCAACAAGTTTCTCAAGGTATCCAAAAAGCTTTCGGTGAACTTGAAGATTCATTGTTCGATTTTATTAAAACAGGTGAATTTGAATTTAAAAAATTCGCTAAATCTATTTTAGATGAGATAACTAGAATTACTATTCGTGCCGCTCTTATAGCCCCTATTGCTAGAGGTATTAGTGGTGCTATCGGTGGTGGTGCAACAGCAGCGGCAACTACTCAAGGTACTTTCGCGAACGGCGGTGTGTTTAGCAATGGTAACGTAATACCTTTCGCTAACGGTGGTATCGTAACAGGTCCGACATTATTCCCACTTAACGGTGGGCGCACAGGTCTTATGGGTGAGGCAGGTGACGAGGCAATCGTTCCTTTGCGAAGGGGTCCAGGTGGACGTTTAGGTGTCGATGCTTCAGGTGCAGCAAACGTTCAAGTAAATGTAATCAACAATACCGGAAGTGACGTAGACACTCAGGAAAGAATAAGCTCTGACGGAAGCAAGATATTAGACATTGTTATCGGAAACACCGTTAGAGATGGTTTAGCTAACGGTGAGTTTGATCAAAGCTTCGGTGAGATATTCGGACTTCAACGACAAGGTAGATAATGGCAGAATCATTCCCAGCTTCTTTACAGCAGAAATTTAACCAGGCAGGTTTTCAACTTACTTTCGGTGATAGTGCAATCGAGACACCTAATGAAGTTGGCCCACCTAAGAAACGTCAACGTTATACCAAAGAGTTCGATGATCTTAGAGGTACTATAGAACTTGAAAGAACTGATTACGCTGACTTTGAAACATTCTTCAAGACCACCTTGGCAGGTGGAACATTAACTTTTAATTATGACCACCCTATAAGCGGTGTCACAGGCGAATATCAATTTAAAGGTAGACCTTCCATAACAACTCTAGGTGGAACATATTTTAGAATATCTTTTGTTTGGAGGCAGATTGCGTGAGAAGTTTAACTAATAATCTATTAGCGCAATTATACGGAGAAAGAAGTGACGACCCGCTTTTAATGCTTGTCACTCTTACTCACACTTCTTTTACAACTCTTAGGTTAGTTAACAATACTGAAGATGTTATCAGTAGAGGTAACACTCACATCGCTTTCCCTATGAGAATCAATCTACCTGCTGAAGACGGTGTTAATGTTTTAAAGTCACAAATACAATTCGATAATGTTTCATTAGATTTAATAGATGAAATAAGATCGGTGACAACACCTATAGATACAACAATTGAATTAGTTCTTGCGAGTGACCCTGACACTGTAGAAATATCTTTTAATGAATTTAAGATAAGTAATGTTAGGTACGACAGCAGGACCATCAACGCCGACTTATTTTTAGATGATTTTTTACATACTGAGTTAACAAGTGAACGATACACACCAACAATTTACCCAGGGTTATTTACGTAAGTTTGTAGGAATACCTTACGAAGATAAAGACTGTTACGAATTGGTTCAATATTTTTACGATGATATATTTGGTATCAAATTAGAAAAACTTTACGGTAGTATTAGACCTACAAAAAAAGAAACAGAACAATTAGTGAACGATCAGCTAGAAGGTTTTGAAGAAGTTACAACACCTAGGATGGGTGACATAATGTTAATCAGAATCGTAGGTCTTACTTGTCATATCGGAGTTTATATTGACGAGAATCGTTTCCTTCATTCTAGGCAAGGTGTTGGTAGTAGTCTAGAACGTTTCGATAAATGGACTAAAAGAATTGAAGGTTATTACAGATGTCGAAAGAAATAGTAGTTAGGAAAAACCCTTTAAGTACCGATAGCAAAGTCTTGGTTGTGAAAGATGATGCAACAATCGAAGAAATGTATGAAGAGGTTTTAAAAGCTAATAAATTACCAAGGGAAGGATACGACAAATACTTCAAAGTTTATATTGGAGGTCATGAAGTATATAGAAGGTATTGGAAAACCTCTAAACCTTTACAAGGTAAGTCAGTATTATTCGCCGTAACACCTAGAGGTGGTGAAGGTGGTCAAATATTTAAGCAAGTTGCCATTATAACTATCACCGCTGTTGTTGCTGTCATAACTTCCCCTGCTGGTGGCGCGGCCTTCGGTACAGGTACAGGTGCGGCCTTCGGTTCAGCACTTGCCACCGCTGGTGCGGCAATCGGTTCCACGCTTTTATTTAATGCTCTAATACCACCTCTCAACAACGCTTTGGGTTTCAACGCTTCTGAGGCAGATGGTTTTTCTAATTCACAAAGTTTCTCTATTACGAATCAAAACAATCAGAGTAGAAAACTAAGAACAGTACCTAAAGTTTATGGGACACATAGAATATTCCCTGTCCTTGCTGCAAACTTTTATTTAAGTTCCGAAGCTGACCCTGACAACAACGGTGCTTTGTCTAACTACTTTTACGCTATTTATGACTTCGGACTCGGACCCTTGGCACTCGATCAATTTAGAATAGGTGAAACGCTTTTATCTGAATTTTCTCAAGTTGATTTTAGGTTGGTGGATTTAAACAAACCTGGAGTAGAAGAAGGTATATGGGATCAAGCTTTAAGTAATAATTTTCAACTTTATAAAGGTGATGTAACACAACAATCAATTGGTGTTGCTATTAACGCTAACGAAAACAATCCAGGTCCACCGCCAGTAGACGATTATCAAGTTGTAAGAAACGCTACACCTAATACGAACAGTGAAGAACAAGAAATAAGTTTAATTCTTAATCTGCCTAACGGTTTGTTCTCAGTCTTTGAAACAGGTGCGATTAGAAATAGTCAAATAGATTTAAAGGTTGAATTTGCTGAAGTAGGTACGGAAGACTATAGAAATTTTGATGATCTTGTTTTTGTTAACGATTTCAATAGTAGCTTACAAGCTTTTAATAAAGAAATTTTAGCTAACTCATTTTCTAATAACTCTTTTACTTTACTTAGTACTTTTCCAGCGGACAAAAACCTTCAAGCAAGTATAGTAGGAAACGCTTTTATTTTTCCTGAAGGTTTAGAAAACCCTGAAGCTTCTTATTATGATATAGCAGAACAGAGTATAGGGATATTAAAAGGTAACATATACTCTTTCAACATAAGTGCTGACATACATGTACCTACCGTAGGTGAACTTATTTACATTAACGGTCAAGAAATGTTCACGATCACATTTATTAACTTTAACGGTACACAAAACGCTTGGAATATAATAACTACACCTGCTAAATTTACTGTGACCATAGCTTATGATTTAGTTCGTACACCTAATGACCCTGCTGCAATATTCACAGCTACAGCAACTCAAAGAGTTCACACAAACAACATACTTGAAGACGGTGGTTCGACTTCGGTTATGAAAGTTAAGAGTTCCGAAAACGGAATAATAACAATCGATAACTTACAGACACCCAACTCTAATGTAACTGTCATTTTTAAACCAAAAACTCTAAACGATGTTAAGGTAAGATTAACTAGAAAAAACACAAACCATAATTTTACCTTCCAGAGAAACGATGCTTTAACGTGGTCGATATTAACAACTCGTTTTGACACCAACCCCATAGTTACAACTAAACGTCACGTTTTTATGGAAGTGCGAATCAAGGCGACAGATCAATTGAACGGAGTTATTGAAAACTTGTCGGCCATTGCTACATCTGTTTTAGATGTTTATGACGGAGCCAATTGGTCTAAACAAATCACCCAAAACCCTGCATGGGTCTTAGCAGACCTTTTAACAGGTGAAGTAAATAAAAGAGCTATCGCACAAAATAGATTAGATGCGGACTTATTAAAAGAATGGGCAGATTTTTGTGACGAGATACCAACAGCACCGCCTAATATATCAACTTTCTCACAACCAAGGTTTCAGTGTAACTTCGTATTAGACTTCAACACAACTTTAACTCAACTAATAGATAGAGTTACAAACGCCGCACAAGCTAGACTTACTGTAGTAGATGGTAGATACGGTGTGCTTATAGATAGAGCCAAGACAACACCTGTACAAGTTTTTACACCTCGTAACTCTAACAATTTTTCTTCTACAAGAGTCTACAGTGAGATACCTGACGGACTAAGAATAAATTATGTAGATGCTGGTAGTGGTTTTGAGATAAGACAAGAAACTGTTTTCAACGATGGGTTCGATGCTACAACAGCGGTGGACTTTGACGAGTTAGACACCTTCGCTGTAACAAACTCAGAACAAGCGTTTAGGTTTGGTCGTTATATGTTAGCTCAGTTGAAGTTGAGACAAGAGACTATAACTATAGATGTTGACTTTGAACACTTGGTTTGTACTAGAGGTGACTACGTAGTCATCACTCAAGATGCAATGAGAGTAGGAGGTGTACCCGCTAGAGTAATTAATGTAGCAGGTAATGTCGTAACTATTGACGCTCCCTTCGCAACTGAACCAGCTACTAGTTACGGTTACAGGTTTAGAAATGCTACTTCAGGTGTAACAGCGGTAGCAACAATGACTATTACAGATGAAGTAACTGCTACTCTCGATGGCCTTATACCAAACGTAGGCGACTTAATAATATGGGGGGAAATATCTCAAGTAACTTACGATTGTATTGTAAAGACTGTTTCACCTAATAGAAATTTAACCGCTACTCTTACATTAGTTGAAAAGAACGATGCGATCTTTGATGCTGAATCATCTGTTAACATTCCAGATTACAACCCGCAATTATCTACAATTCAAGACGAG